GATGAAGAAGAACACGATGCAATCAGTTTAAATCATGAGGAATTTATCAAGTTGAGGCAGATATTGGATGATGCATTTGCCGAAATGGGGTGGTAAGTTGAAGCATATAGTATCATTTAGCGGTGGCAAAGATTCGACTGCCATGCTTTTGATGATGTTAGAAAAAGGAATGCCTGTTGATGATATTGTGTGTTGTGATACAGGCAAAGAATTTCCAGCTATGTACGAGCATTGGAAAAAGGTTGAGGATTATATTGGTCGCAAAATAACCATTCTTAAGGCAGAGCATTCTTATGATTATTGGATGTTTGACCATGTGAAGACCAAAGGGAAAAGGAAAGGTGAGAGAGGCTATGGCTGGGCGAATATGCTTTGTCGCTGGTGTACCAAGGCATTGAAGACAAGTGTGCTAAATAATTATCATAAGGGCATTAATGATGAAGTGAAAGAATATGTCGGTATAGCTTATGACGAAAGGCATAGATGTAAGGGTAAAAAATATCCATTAGTAGATTGGCAAGTCACCGAAAAGGATGCCTTGGAATACTGTTATTCCAAGGGATTTGACTGGGGAGGTTTATATAAGCATTTTGACCGAGTATCCTGTTGGTGTTGTCCTCTCAAGAAAATGGGCGAATTAAAGATGCTATATTTACATTATCCCGACATATGGAAGAAGTTGAAGGATATGGATGTCAAAGCATATAATCAATTCAAGAAAAATTATTCCGTGGAAATGCTTGAGGAAAAATTCAGCAAGGAATGTAGAAAAGTAGAGGAATTCCCTTTATTTAAGGAGGAGTAAAATGACACAAGAAGAAATGGATGTGCGGATTGACCAAGCAATGTCCTTAGTCGAAGGCATCCCATCAATCATGCTATCATGCGAGATTGACGATGCCGACACAATTAGGATTCGGTGGAATCCGATTTTCCTCAAGTATCGGGATATCATGATTAAGTTGGGTATTATTAAGCCATTGGATGAAATCGAATTTGCCGTACAAATACTAGAAAATGCAAAGAAAATTGGAGGAATAGTTTATGAATAAATGGATCGGGCATGGCCGATTGGCAAAGGATGTAGAAATGCGGTATACAAGCACAGGCAAAGCCGTGGCATCGTTTACCATCGCAGTAAATAGTGGCTATGGCAATGATGCCAAAACCGAATTTATCCCTTGCATTGCTTGGGAGAAGACGGCACAGATTATTGGCGATAATCTTGCTAAAGGTTCGGAGGTGTTGGTCGAGGGAAGGATTCAGATTCGGTCTTATGATGCGAAAGATGGGAGCAAAAGGTATGTGACCGAGATTATTGTGACATCCATTGAATTCTGTGGTAGCAAAAAGGACAATGGGCAGAAAACCGAGGGTATTAGCGGTCAGCCTGTGTCTGACATGGATATACCCTTCTAGGAGGCAAAAAGATGGTTGAAATATGGAAAGATATTCCTTCATATAGAGGATACTATCAAGCTAGTAATATGGGTAATATTCGAAGTTGTGATAGGTTTACTAGCCCCAAAAGAAGATGGCATGGACGTGTGTTAAAGCCATACATAAATAAAAGCAATGGCTATTGTTATGTATCCCTAAGTATGAAGGGAAAAAGGGAAGGTAAAAGGGTTCATGTGCTTGTAATGAGTGCATTTAATCCTAGAAAAAAGAAGAAGGGGTATGATAAAAATTACACTATTAACCATATTGATGGCATTAAAACCAATAATTGCATTAATAACCTTGAATGGTGTACACAATCTGATAATCAAAGGAAGGCATACAAATTAGGGCTAAATCCTATAGTCAACAAGAGGAAAGTAGTATGCTTGGATAACGGAGAGATTTTTGAATCTCTAAGTGATGCCGTGCGATTCGCTGGTGGACGCAATTCTTCTGCCATCGTAAGGGTATGCCAAGGAAAAAGAAGCCAATATAGAGATTGGCATTTCGCATATTACGATGATTATATTAAGGGGAGTATTCCTGCGTTTAAGGGGAAACCTAAAAGGAGTTGTGTTGGCTTATGGCGATAAACAGTAGAGAAAAAGGGAAAGTGGCGGAAAGACATCTAGCCAGCTTGATTCGTGACTATGGCTTCCCGAAGGTACGCAGAAGCCAGCAATACTGTGGAGGCTCAGACGAATCAGCAGACTTGGTGGGATTGCCTAACATTCACATTGAGTGCAAACGTGTGGAAAAGCTGAATATACACCGAGCCATTGACCAAGCTATTCGGGACAATGGTGACAGGGACGATATTCCTTGTGTATTCCACAGGAAGAACCGAGAGAGGTGGCTGGTGACAATGACTATTGAGGACTTCTTTCGATTGTATTCGGCTTCGGACTATGGAAAGGAGAAAGATGAGGTGGAAGAATGATAAAACCTAATATTCCTGTTGAAGACTTTGTAAAGCTTTATGGATTTAAATACTGTAAGAAGCCGTATAACTCTTGTGCTTATCTTTGTATGGCAAGAGGTCGTGAAATGATATTTGTTTCATCACAAATGGTTGCCATTTTACCTTGGGAAGATAATGATCCGAGAATTCACAAAAGAGCAAATTGTTGTTATAGCGACAAAAGAACTGCATTAGAAATATTCTATTTGCTTGTGATTAATAAAGCTGTTATGTGGGAAAGGGATTGGTAAAATGAGGAGAATCAATAAGATATTGCGAGAGATTGGCATGATATTGCTTTTCGTGGCATCGTTTGTATTTGCATTCGAGTTAGACAGGATAGACAAAGCATTCTTTTGCTTGGCGGTGTTGTGGTTATACATAAAAGATGAGGAGGATGACAATGATTGACAGGGAAGAAGCGGTAAAAAGATGCGTGAATTGTATTTATTGCGATGTCACTAAAGACAATGAGGGATTGTCTTTTCTCGGATGCCAAGTATCGGCTAATAAATGGATTGCAGATGTCGATAGATGCCCGATAACCGAGGGGAGGAAGGCAGAGTGAAGTATCGTAAAAGACAAGTAGCTAAGATGATTGCGGTCTATAATCAAGCATTGGATAGTATGAATCCGAGATTATTGTTACAGATATCAAGATATAAATTAATCTACCATCTTAGAAGTTGTGCAATAATGCGAGAAACAAGGCATTTATTGGAAAGGAGTAAAAATGAGTAGGAGAAAGCAATGCTCGACTTGTCTAATGTTTTTGCCTTCGCACAAGGTTTCGGATGAGATTTTGGAAAAGATGTCTCTCCTGTATGATGGCTGGTGCTTTGAGAATCGGGAAGAAAGAGATTTCGATGAGGAAGTGTGCGAATGCTATAAGCCACAAATCAATAGAATCAAGGAATCGATCGGGGACAAGATAAAATCGAGGCGAGAGAAGTTAGGCTTGACTAGGGAGAAATTGGCTGAAATGGTGTGCGTGTCCAAGTCTTCCATGTCAGCATATGAAAACCATCAAAGAAAGCCATCAGACGAGAATATCCGAAGATTGGCATATGCGTTGAAAGTCAGCCGAGAATGGCTCGAAAAGTAGTAAACCATACACAGGATACGCAGTAGAAAAAAGACTTGACAAATGGTAAAATGAGTATGTCCAAGGGTAATGGGCTGATTGGCTCGTCGTTGGGAATACTCTCCGAATAGACAGAGACAAGGTTGATGCCTGTGCCTCTGTCTATTTTCTTGGGAGTATTTATTTTAGGTGCGTTTAGATATCAAATATCTGACACCAAAATCAGACGAGAAATTGGATTTTTAGATGCCCTTCAGAGACTCTCAGATGCCCTAGAATCGATTTTAAGGATTCCAAATACAAATACCTTAGTAATAGACTTAAATCGGCTCATATTTGAGGCATATCTGTAAGCCAATTACCACAATGGGCGAGACACAGAACATCTATACTGTGTAAACTAAAAATTTATCTAAAATTTTACTAAAAATTTAGGAAGGATTTTAGATAAGAATCACGAATATGAAGAGAAAGTGAAATCTCAAATTATGATGATGTCCTCAGATGAAGGACAAAAATTATTATTAAGCAAATAAAAAGGCATCGGGAAGATGTGCGTACCCAATGGACAAGGAGAGTAGTGATGAGCAATGAGCGAAGAGAAAGAATCAAAAATTCAAGCTAAAAAAGAGCCGATAAAAGGCCAAGAAAATCTGATTCCATCGTCTGAAAGAAGCTTGGATGAAGTTAGGGCGAATGGTAAAAAAGGTGGAATCAAAAGTGGGATTGTCAGACGGAAGAAAAAGAATCTTCGTGAGACATTGGCTATGCTGATGGAAATGCCAGCTTGTGACAAGGATTCCATAGAGGCCATGAAAAAGAATGGTGTTGAAGATGATGATATGACCAATGCCACAATGGTAGGGCTAGCATTAATGACTAAAGCCAAGAAAGGCAATGTGCCAGCTCAGAGACTTCTAGCTGAAATGGTAGGCGAGAATGAGGTGCAGGGAGTTACCAAGATTCCGAATGGCTCTATCAATATCAACTTCGTTAAGCACGATGAGGCTGGTGAGGAGTAATGGATGTAGACTTTCCTGTAGCCTATCAATTCCTTTTTAAGCCATCAAGATATAAGGTCATGTATGGCGGACGAGGTTCAGCCAAAAGCTGGTCTGTGGCAAAAGCATTGCTCCTGCTAGGATACTCAAAGCCATTGCAGATATTGTGTGCTAGAGAGATTCAGCGAAGCATTTCGGATTCCGTGCATACCCTACTGATTAAGCAGATAGATGATATGGGACTCGGCGAATTCTATGATGTCACCAAGGATATCATTCGAGGAGCAAATGGTACGACATTCATTTTCAAAGGACTCAAGGCCAATCGGCAGGAAATAAAGTCGATGGAAGGTATCGATATAGCATGGGTGGAAGAAGCACAGGCCGTATCGTCTGAAAGCTGGGACATCCTAATACCGACAATCCGTAAGGACAAATCCGAAATATGGATTACCTTTAATCCTCTTGACGAGGATGATGCTACATACCAAAGGTTCGTAGTAGAGCCACCAAAGAATGCCATCGTCCGCAAAATCAATTACACCGACAATCCATTCTTTCCCGATACTCTGCGTGAAGAAATGGAATGGCTTAAAGCTAAAGACTATCAAGCATATTGCCACATATGGCTGGGCGAATGCAGAACATTGAAGGAAGCATTGGTATTTGGTGGTTACTTCGAGGTTGAAGACTTTGAGACACCAAGAAACGCAGACTTCTACTATGGAGCAGACTTCGGTTTCTCCAACGATCCAAGCACATTGATTCGGTGCTTCATACAGGACAAGAATCTGTACATTGATGAAGAAGCATGGGGAATCGGGGTAGAGATTGACCATCTTCCTGCTTTCTATGATAGAGTAGATGGTTCAAGGAAATGGGTAATCCGAGCCGATAATTCTCGTCCCGAAACCATCAGCTACATTCGGAGGAATGGCTTCCGAATCCAGCCAGCAAAAAAATGGGCTGGTAGCATTGAAGACGGAATCGAATTTCTGAAGACATTCCGAATTGTGATTCATCCAAGGTGCCAGCACACCATCGATGAATTCAATCATTATAGCTATAAGATTGATGCGAGGACAGGTGACATTCAGCCTAAGATTGAGGATGCATACAATCATTGCATCGATGCCCTACGTTATGCAGTAGATGGCCTTATTAAAGGCAGAGGCACAATGCGTATGGATAGTAAGATATTAATGAGGAGACGAAGATAATGAGCAAAAAGCATAAATCAATATCTAGAGCAATACTCAAGAAGGACGAAGCATTGCCAAATTTTCGTCCTCCCAAAACCTTGGGATATGGCAATACCAATGTCTATGATTCCAATGAAAAAATGCTGATGGATAACGGCATCTATTCTACTTTAGATGCTGGTCTTTACGACAGATTCCCAACATTTCTTGGCTATATGGCCTTGGCAGAATTGTCACAGGATGGTGTCATGAGAGCTGGCATTGACTTGAGAGCTGACGAAATGACACGCAGGTGGATAGATATCACCTATGCTGGCGAAGGTGGTGGTGACGATATCATCGCTACCATAGAAGATAGCCTCAAGAGGCTGAGAGTAGACAAGGTATTTCGTGAGGCATCCATGATGTGTGGCCTGTATGGAGGATGCCTTGTCTACATCGATATCGGTGACATCAGCGATGAGGAGCTTCTGCTTCCATTGGGCGAGGACAATACCACATTCAGCATCGGCTCAATCAGAGGATTGAAGATAATCGAGCCATTCTACATTGCTCCTGCCGACTACCAAGCATATAATCCAATCGACAAAGATTACTTCGTACCACAGGCATGGCTAATAAACGGCAGAAAGATTCATGCATCTAGATTCCTCTATTTCGCAGAGAATCAGCTCCCTACACTTTTGAAGCCAGCCTACAATTTTTTTGGATTGCCATTGGCACAGACTTGCCTTGAGCCAGTATTGGCCTTCGAGGAATCATCCAAGGCATCAGCTAGAATGCTGACAAAGTATGCTTGTACAGTATTTGCGACCGATATGAATGAGGTGCTTAGTGGTGGCTCCGACAATAATATCCGTAACCGTGTACAATATTTCGCACAGAACAGGGATAATGACGGAGTAATGTGTATTGATAAAGAGGCTGAGAGCATTGAAATGCCGAGCCATACACTTAGCGGATGCACAGATATCGTCCGCCAGCAAATGGAGATTGTATCGGCTCATTTTGGAGAGCCAGCCGTAAAGCTATGGGGTATTTCTCCGAATGGTTTCAATGCGACAGGCGATGCTGATATGCGAAGCCATTATGACCACATAAATGCCGTACAGGAGAGAATCTTCCGTGAGCCATTGCAGTATCTGATGAACCTCATCCAGCTCAATGCTCTTGGCGAGGTGGATGAGAATGTGGAATTCAGCTTTATCCCATTGTCTGACGAGGATGAGAAGCTACAGGCTGACACACAGATGGTTAAAGTACAGAGTATGTGTGCCTTATTCGATAGAGGCATTATTAGTGGTGAAGAGGCTCGTCATGTACTAGCGACCGATGAGGAATCGGGATACGATGATATTGACGAGACGAAAGAGATTGTGCCTCCCGATATGGGAGAAGAGCCAATGGAAGTAGGTGAAGAGGTTGAAATTCCTTAAACCTGTGAGACCACCAATCTCAATCGAAAGGGAATATAAAAAGAAGCTGATGTCCATGATTGAGGAAATGGACAATTCCCTTCTGTATTGGCTATCAGCAGAATTGAAAAAGAATGGCATTACCGATGGCTCGGCTACCAATATGGCTCAGAGGCTGAAACAATTGCAGAAGTTTTGGGAAAAGAAGTACATGGAGACGGCTCCAAATGTGGCTACATGGTTCGCCAAGAAGATGCAGAATTATGTGTGCCTTAACCTTCAGAATCAAATGAAGAAGACTAAGCTCAATGCTCTTGGCTTCGACTTAAAATATTCATACAGAAGTAGAGCTGAGAGAAATGTCTTCAAGTCATTGGTAGAGCAGAATGTGAATCTAATAACCAATCGGCTCATGGCTAATCACTTGTCCGAAGTAAATGGCATTGTCTTCCGAGGAATTGAGACAGGCCATGACTTGGCTAGAATCAAAGAGGATTTGCAACACTCATTCGGTGTAACCGAGAGACGAGCCGTGATGATTGCTAGAGACCAAACGCACAAGGCCACAAATAACCTCACCAAAGAGAGGCTGAAATCG